CGCCGTGCGTGTCTTGTCACATACAACACGCTTGCCCAACATAACCAACCCACCAATGGCAGGTTGTTTGTGCATGATTTGAACAACGGCTTTTTCGAGCCGCTGCTCCTCGGTTAGCTTACCGCCTAACTGTAACATTGTTTAAACCTCCCTTAGTTTTTTCAATAATTCATTTGCTTCTTTTATGGTTACTAACGCTTGTGTTCTCGTCGAACTGTTGCCTGCGCGACCTGAAACGTAGTGTTCCAACATAGCTTTGAGATCGACAATAACGTTGTAAGTGTCTTCCTCTAGTTGGATCATCTCGTTCACTTCATGGTTGATAGTGGTCATATCAATCCTCCTTTTGCTTACGCTTCATGCTTGCCGCAGCGCGGCGGGTTGCACGGTTTACTGTTTCTGGGTTCTCTAAAATTTCTTCCAGATATGATGGGTCTATGTCTTCGACCGGCTTGCCAATCGCTAATTTCTTTTTCCCTGCATTTTTTACTCTTTTCCCTTTCATCTGCTATTCTCCTTATTGATCTGATGAAAACATATGCGAGTTATCCGCTGCCCACTGCGTGAACTTGCGGTTCTGCATGACCATCGCCTGCTTGCTGTATCTTGGCGCACGGACACCATTGGCAAACATACCTTGCGCCTCGGCATCTAGCCGCGCCATGTAGTCCATCCAAGAGTTGAGCCAGTCTTGTTCGATAGCTGCCAATGTCCGATAGACCACCATACAGATACCTGCCGCTGTGGTTGGAACCTTGGCGTTTTTGGGATCGGATTTGATCGACTCCAAACTAGGTAGCTGATCGGCTAACTTGAGGTGAGCCATCAGATCCATGCCGCCACGCATACCAATCGTACCAATGAGCAGCGCGGTCAGGGATTTGTCATTGAGCTTGTCGCGCATCTTCATGTAGTTTGACGCCTTGTGCAGAGACCTCGCTGTGCAGAATGATCGACGCCCCTGCGCTTTGGGGTGGTTGATGTAGACGTTATCTTCGGGGTCTTTCACATCGTCAGACGATGCCAACACCTGCGGGTTGTCCTTGACCCATGCAAGCGTGACGTGATCTAGCTTGTGGTTGATACCCCATTCGATCCACTCCACCGCATTCGGCTTGCGCATCCGCACGAATGTCACGCGGTTGCAAGTATGCGGCAGGAACGTGTCGCCCACATTCTCGAACCCAAGGTTAGTCGTCGCAAAGACAACGCTCTCTGGGTGTAGCTCATGCATACCGATCATTCGCTCTTGGAACAAACGATTGAGCGGGTTCTGGATAGCGCGGTTCTTGCCCGCCTCGTCGATCATAATAATGAGCGGCGTATCCTTGAGGTGCATACCAAGCTCCTCGTTAGTCGCAAAGCTAACATAGTCGTTGCCTTCCAAATCCTTGAACTTCGGCAACATCAGGTCGCCCGCATCGGCCTTAGTCGTGCAGTCGAAATAGATCGCCTTGTGGTCAGGTAGATCCTCGGCCAACACCTTGAGGATTGATGACTTGCCGCTGCCCATCTCGCCCTCGACGATTATGGTTGTCTTGTCCTCTGGTGGCAGAGGAACTTGGATTGCAATGGCGTTAGCGATTTCTTCGATGCTCAGTGCATACATTGTGTTAGTTGACATGAGGTTTCTCCAATCTGTTTATATGTCTAGTGTTGGCAGCGCAGCGATGGCTGCATCTACTTCGGCTTTTGTCTGCTTGCGCAGCGACTCGTCGTCACGCAGGGCAGCGGGTGTGACTCCTAGCATCGCATCTTCCAGACGTTCAGCCATAGCAGTCATGTGGGGGGAGTTAGCTACGTTGCTAACTTTGAGCAGTCCGACCATCTCGGTCACGTTGGACACAAGCGTATCGCGGAATGTTTTGGCTCCGACCTTGCGGCGCTTGGTACGCCCCGCATCGTCCACGTATTCTACGATATCGGTCTCGTAGTCGAGGCGCTCCGACATGTTAGACAGCGCGTCATAGGTACGCTTCCATATGTCACCCATCGCAGTCTCGAACTGCGTGGTGTAGAACTTCTCGTACTTGTTAGCCAACTGGCTAATTCCTTCGTTAGCGATGTCCAAGCGGAAGTCGCCAGAGGTAGGCAGTGGCATTTCATCGAGGGTGAATGAGAACTTGCGTGACAACTTCTCTAGGCTTGGATAGTCGTCAGGGTTTGCAAGATCACCCAAGAACAAGTGCGCGTCCTCGACAGCCTGCTCATAGTTATCCAAGAACTCTTGAACCAACTCATAGAACTTGTTCTGCATACCCGTCATTGCTTCGGTGTATTTGAAATACTGCGCGGTCGGGCATAGCTGCCAACCCGTCTTACCCCAAGGCATCGTCATGCGTGTGTGCATGTCACGCGCCGCAGATACATGCGTCTGTATTGCTTTTAGGTACTCGTTGTTACCCAATAGCTTTTTGTTGACGTTAGCCACACCGCGCTCGGCGGCGTTAGCGTCCGATACTTCGGCAGACGCTTTGCGATCCAACTTGCGGCCTGCCCAGTTTGATATGGTCATACTGACCAACAACGCAGCGGATGAAATCGAAACAATGTCATCTGCGTTGGGCGCGGTGGAAGCGAGTATGACATCCTCGGCCCAACGCTTGGGGTTAGCTGTGTGGCTAACTCCATCAATCCCTTTCATCATATTCATAATTATTCTCCAGTGTATTTATTGAGACCTTTGAGGTCGTTGCGGTTTGTCACAAGGGTAGCCCCTTGCTTGTGCGCGATAGGTGCGATGCACCAACCTGCGCGTTCTTCACGGGCGCGGAAGTCTCCGCAGTCCATGCAGTAATTATACCCGATGTTGTAACGCTCGGGGTGTAGCGTATCCTCGCCGCATGATCGGCAGGTTAGCATCCGTGTACCGTCCATTGTAAATGCGCCTATCCTCGCCATCACTCGTCACCCCAACGCTTGCGGGCGTGAATGTCACGCTTGTTGATTGCGCGATAGGATGGCGCGGGGTCGTAGGTTGCGGGCATACGCTCGACAAGAGCGCGAGCTTTGGTTGGCATGACACGCACCCCAAAGCCGCGGGTTTGGAAAAGGTATTCTTCGATGGCTTGTGCCTCGTCGCGTGTTAGGCCGTTGGTTTGGTTGGTGGTTCGGCCGGTAGGCAGAGTGTTAGCTGACCGGCTAACTGTTTCGGTGTTGTAAGACATGACTGATCCTCGTTGCAAAAGTGAACGTACCACAAATATAGCATATATAAGTAAACGTGTCAATACTTATCTTGTTGTGAGTAAATGTATTTTGATTAGTAATGTTCCGTTATTAGGTGAGTAACTGTGTGTAGATGTGAGTAGTGTGGCATGTGGGGTCGGGGTTAGCTGATGGGCTAACTTATTGAAAACAAAGTAATGTTCCTAATGTTCCGTAGCAAAATGGGTAATGTTCCGTTGTAAGTCTTTGTTATTAAAGCAATGTTCCAATGTTCCGCGATTTTAGGGTACTACAGGGGTATAATGATGTTGTATGGAATATGCTGCATAAGGGGAGGGAAGGGTCACATGGAAGTGTAGTAATATTTAACGGAACATTTGGAACATTAGGAACATTGCTTTAAAATCAATAGGTTAATTGTTCCATTCTTAAAAACCATTTTGGAACATTGGGAACATTACTTTATTTTCAATGACTTATGCAAATCGCTCACCGCTCACCGCTCATAAAATAACTGGCATCGCCCAGATAGAGTTAGCCGTGCAGCTAACTGCAACTTGTGTGGGACAAGACTCCAACGTACAACATCGCGTGACGACAGCTCGCTCTGTGTCGCTCACCGCTCACCGCTAATACACAGAACTGGTATCATAACTGGCATCGAAATAACTGGTGTCGCGGGGCACAAAAAAGCCCCGACCGTTTCCGGTCGAGGCGTGGGATTACATATCAAGCGCATCTACAACATCGGTTGGATCATCATCACACCCATGTATTTCAAGGCGTATGCTTTCATGATCTATACGCATTGCGTTTTCTACTTGTGCAAGAGCGAGCTGTAAATCGTGCTTTGCGGCATATAAGTTTTTCATCTGGCCGTGTATTGTTGATTTAGCGGCTTCAACGTCTAACAACATATCGGCCAATGTTTCATTTTTATAATAAGGGATTTTCATATCATTATCTTTCATGTGAGTGTTAGTGGTGCCAGCCATTGGCTGGCACCGTTGATGGTTACTTGAGTTTCGCCATCATTTCATTGAACGCCTCGACATATTCTGTCGGGATCGAATTATCAGGCTTTGCCTTGCTGCATTGCTTTGCAGCTTTGGCAATGGCATCAAGGAACCTGTCGCAGTCAGTACGCTCGACAGCATCGCTAGCGCCATCGCTTGGCTTGTCAGCAGCCTTTTTAAGATCCGCCTTGATAAGACCGATAAGCTTGCCGACTTGTTGCTGGATATACTTTTTATCCCGCGTCTGGCCTTTCATCCGCCCCTGCGTGATAGCCATCTCAGCTTTGCCGGTCGTGGTAGCATCATTCAAGAACGCTAGACCGGCTTCACCGGCCAACACTGTTGCGCATACATCGTAAGCCCATTGCCGCGTGGCAACCCAGAGATTATTCTTTGCGTCGTCGCCCGTAGGCTTGGCGAGCATTGTATAGTCTGCGCCGAGATTAGCGGCAGGCACAAAGAACAGCGCCGAGGCTTCAGCCCGCGAGGCTTGCGCCGCGATCGTGTTAGTGTTTGCAGTATCAACCGCAGCAGCCGCGTTGATTGCTTTTTTGTTTACAGATAGTTCAGTCATAGTATTTCCCCTTCAAGGAATGTGTTAGCCGCTTGGCTAACTTTGCGAGATAGGGCCAATCCCTTTCTCTGCCAACCAGTATACGGAAAACACCGGCAAACGCAAGTAAATGGCAGCAAATGGCAGTAAATATCAGCAATTAGCTGACTAGCTAACCCCCACCTACCCCCGACCCCCCTCTACAGCGCGTCACACATATCTACTTATACATACTAATCTGCACAAATATTTTGAGTTTCAACGAAATCGGCCTTTGAAGAAGAGTACAGGTTAAGCGGTTTCGGCGTTATTTACCTGTGTCGGCTAAACCCCACCCCCACCCTGCCGTTATACCCAGTAACCACACCTCAAACGTGAGGAGATTGAAATAATTATAATATTCGTCTAAATACTACATATGGCATTACAAATAACACCAGAGCGGGGGGTGCCAATCAAAGACGTGCCCCCACCCAAAGACCTTACCGGCAAAGCTGAAGCTGCTGCCGAGACCGCTAAACATCTACATGCCCACGGGTTAGAAATAGGCATAACCGCAGAGGACAGGGATAACGCTTCGGAGATCAGTATGGCATATGCTGCCGATCCTGTGCGTACTTCAAAGAAGGCTACGCTTAGGAATATATCACGTACCCCACCCGCTACCCTCCTACTGACAGACAAGATCCTAAGAGATTTTGGGCATTCTGTTGTGCAGAGTGCTACGCAGGTGAGGCACCTCGTCACGAACAAACTGATTGAGGAGACAGAGAACCCCGACCCACGGGTGCGTATACGTGCTTTGGAGCTGCTTGGTAAGATCAGCGATGTGGGGTTGTTTGCAGAGAAGTCTGAAGTTACAATAACGCACCAGACTACAGACGACATCAAAGAGAAACTACGTGGGAAACTGGCTAAACTTATAGACCCAGCCGATTCTGATGTAGAGGACGCAGTAGTCGTGGAGGCCCCGGTCATATCGTTGGATGATACACTGGGGCCTCCCGATGCCTAAAGATCTTACCACTGTTGCAAAAAACTTAGACTTCTCCCCAGAAGATATACAGACTATGCTGGACAACCTCGACCAGTTTAGTCCTGAAGAGGTCGCAGAGATCGACAAGATGGTCGATGAGCTGGCGAACAGGCAGCGTAACGACAATGCCAAAGATGATCTGATAGAGTTTTGTAAACGGATGCAGCCAGATTATAAGGTCGGAAAGCACCACCGCATCCTCGCAGACATGCTGATGGACATTGAGCAGGGTGATAAAGACCGTATATGTGTAAACATCCCGCCGCGACATGGTAAATCGCAGCTTGTGAGTATCTTTTTCCCTGCGTGGTTCTTGGGGCGTAATCCCGGCAAGAAGGTTATGATGGTGTCCCACACTACCGATCTCGCTGTGGACTTCGGGCGTAAGGTGAGGAACCTGATATCGGTAGACGACTACAAAGAAATATTTCCGCAGGTATCGCTGGCGGTGGACAGTAAGTCTGCGGGGCGGTGGAATACAAACTTTGGAGGAGAATATTATGCGTGTGGTATTGGGTCTGCACTTGCGGGACGTGGCGCTGATCTTCTGCTTGTTGATGACCCTCATTCTGAGCAGGATGTTATTAACGGAAACTTCTCTGTGTTTGAGAAAGCATATGAATGGTTCACCTTCGGTGCCCGTACTCGCCTTATGCCGGGCGGTAGGGTTGCCATAATCCAGACTCGTTGGCACATGGACGACCTTACGGGGCGCGTGACGACCGATATGGTCAAGAATCCAGAGTCAGATCAGTACGAAATCGTAGAGTTTCCCGCCATTTTGGACAGCGAGGACTCTGACGGTAAGCCGATACAGAAGCCTCTGTGGCCTGAGTTCTTTGATTTAACCGCATTGCTGCGCACAAAGGCGTCGATGCCTACATTCCAATGGAACTCGCAGTATCAACAGCAGCCCACGGCTGAAGAAGCGTCGATTGTTAAGCGGGAATGGTGGCAAATATGGACAAAAGACGACCCACCCCACTGTGAATATATAATTATGTCGCTTGACGCTGCCGCAGAGAAAAATAATCGCGCCGATTACACCGCGCTGACGACTTGGGGTGTGTTTTTTAATGAAGAAGAGAACGCACACCACATAATTTTGCTAAATAGCATCAAAGAACGCTTAGAATTTCCAGAATTGAAGGGTCTGGCGCTTGAAGAGTACAAAGGTTGGGAGCCAGACTCGTTTATTGTGGAGAAAAAGTCCTCTGGTGTAGCTTTGTACCAAGAATTACGCCGTATGGGCCTCCCAGTACAAGAATATACACCTCATAGGGGTACTGGGGATAAGATGGCTCGCCTTAATAGTGTATCAGACATCATAGCCAGCGGATTTGTGTGGGCACCAGCCAAGCGTTGGGCCGAGGAGGTCATAGAAGAGGTGGCAGGGTTCCCGTTTATGTCTAACGATGACCTTGTTGACTCTACGGTTATGGCGTTGTTGCGATTTAGGCAGGGTGGGTTCATCAGATTACCCACAGACGAGTGGGATGATGAGCCTACATACCGTAGACCTGTGGAATATTACTAAACTTCTATGTTTAACTTAGTTCCCTGCGGCCTATCCGCTGTAGTTTTTGCCCCAAACCTATCATAAGCCTTGCCAA